TTAAATGGTAATCATTATATAAGCACAAACTTCAATGGATTGATGGCAGGGCCAGTCACAGTCAATGGTGTTTTAACCGTTGATGGTAACTATGTTGTAGTCTAAATATTTAAAAAAAATAGATATGGGAATAGTAGTAGCAGGACATAATGATAACATCCACGCTCATGATGGTAGTCTTTCAATAGATGGTCTGTCTATTAATTCTCCGACTGGAATCGTCACAGCACAAAAATTTGTTGGCGATGGTAGTAGTTTAACTGGTGTAAGTGGATTCGCTACTGCAATGAGTAGCACACCTAATACACTTCTTAATGAATGTTTCAAAACTACTGAAGCATTTACGATACCAAGTGGCACACAGATTGATATCACAAATAACGAGGCAACATCAGGTAAGACTGTATTCACAAGACTAGGTAAAATTAATATCGCAACAGGTGCAACATTTCATGTGTCTGCAGGAACTACATTCATTATGAATGTCTTAGGAGTATTTCCCTAAATAATAAAAAGTATTCAATAAACATGTCTGAAATTAGAGTCACGGATATTAAAGGAGAAGATGGTAGTGCTGCTGTTAATTTCTCCAAAGGTATTAATATTTCATCTGGTGTCTGTACTGCAACTTCATTTAGTGGTAGTGGTGCTAACTTAACAAGTTTACCTGCTGGACAACTAACAGGTGCATTACCTGCAATCAGTGGTGCGAACCTAACTGGTATTGTAACTGGTATTCTTCAAGTAAAACAAGTAAAGACTACTGCTTATATAACTTCAGGAAGTTCTTGGACAGATATAACTGGATTATCAATTACGATTACACCCACTGCTGCAACTACACAGATGATGCTTATACCAAATGTTTCTTCATATCACGCAGCTAATACGCAATATGCGATTAAATTAGTTAGTTCAAATAGCACAATTGAATATGTAATTGGAGATTTCTGGTCTCCGGGTAGTGGTGTCTCTGGTAATATTACTCAATTTTACTTAGATGATCATAATACAACGAATGCAATAACCTACAAAGTACAACATAAACATTACTCAGGATCAGCTGGTACCAACAAAGATTGGTCTGGTAATTTAAATGGTGTTTCTACATTTACAGTTATTGAAATAGATTCATCAGTGATATCCTAATATCTTAACTTCAAGAACTCAAGATAATATATTAAATGATTAAAGTATTGAGAAATGCAATTCCACAAGAAATGTGTAAATTTATTTCACATAATATGGATTTACATTTTAACCTTATTGATTATCCGAAAGACAATGCCTCGCTTTGCTCAAATGCTGTAGGGGATTATGCACCTATATTTTTAGAAAGTTTACTTGTTTATTTGCAACCTCTTATTGAAAAAACTTTTGCCAAAAAGTTGCATCCCACATTCAGTTTTGGTAGGATTTATTATAATGATAGCAACCTAACAAGACACGTTGACCTAGAAGGTAGAAATGAATATGGTGTTTCTTGTTGTATTCAAAAAGATGTTGATTGGCCATTATACTTTGAAAAATCAGGTAAATCAATCCCTTATAATCTAAATGTGGGAGATATAATTACATACAAAGGTATGGAATACTACCATTGGAGAGAACCATATCAAGGAAATGAATGTAGACAGGTTTTTTTAAATTATGTTGATGTTGATGGGGAGTATGCAGATTGGAAATATGATAAGAGAGAGTGTTTAGGACAAGTCAGACACACAAATATTTTAAATCTTAGTAAAACCATTGCAGGTCTTGTACAATAAGATATAATGAAAATATAAAAATTATAAATTACTATTTTAAGGGTTACATGAACTTTACGGTCTATTCAAAAGATGGGTGTGGATATTGTGACAAGGTTAAACAAGTGCTACAGTTGACAGGTTGCAGCTATGTGGTCTATAATTTAGATGAAGACTATACTAGAGAGGAATTTATTTCTGAATTTGGAGAAGGGACAACCTTTCCACAAGTTGTGGTTGATGGAAAAAAATTAGGAGGTTCAGTTGAAACAATTAAATTCCTCAAAGAACAGCAAGTCGTCTGACTCACTAAATAACTCTAACATTCACTTCGATAGAGGAGTGGAACTTATCTTAAGAGGAGGTAAGAGAAAACCAAAAACCTATCAAATTTTACTTGATAAGGTATTTAAGTTTCTTAATCGAGAGATTGAAATCCATTTAGATTTTTCTCTAAATGTAAAAAAAATATCCTCCGGAGATAAAAATGAATTTAGAAGTTAGTTTAGTCATAGGCTCTTTTGTCACTCTACTATTCTTTGTAGTAGGAATTCTTATAGGATGGACAGCGAGAGAATATATGAAAAATTATCGGGAAGTCCCAAGACCTCATCCAGAAATGTTTGATATGCAGGGCAACTTGATACCTGACGAAATTGTCGCATTCAACTTTGAAAACTATCATGACACCGAAAACAACAGCGAAGACGAGGAAACCTAGAACGGTTAAAGTAAGTTCAACTGATTTACCTAAAAATCCATTCGCCTTTGAAATTCTAGATCTTGTATCCAAGCAAAGAACTAAGGCAAAGAAAGTTGCACTACTGCAAAGATATGGAGATCTATCTCTCAAGCAGATATTAAAATGGAACTACGACACCACAATCATATCGGCATTACCCGAAGGTGAAGTTCCCTATGGAAACTTTGAAGATGATGCCATGACAAGTGGAACATTAACCACTGCGATTTCTTTTGAAGTTCGTAGAATGCATGAGACAGGATCATTTTCATTAGGTTCGAGTGATAAGCAAGGACATACCACAATTCGTAGAGAGGCAAGAAATTTTTATCGTTTCGTTAAAGGTGGACAGGATAGTCTAAGTAATTTACGTCGTGAAACTATGTTCATCAATGTTCTTACAGGATTACATCCCTTAGAAGCAGAGATTCTAGTGCTTGTAAAAGATGGAAAATTAGAAGAAAGATATAATATTTCAAAGGATGTTGTGTCGGAAGCATTCCCTGATATTATTTGGGGTGATGCGTGATGGCAAAAACAGAAAAAAAACTTGATGGATCTCAATATTCATGTCAAGTGATACTTGAAAAGTGTACACTTGAGCAGGCTCACGACAAATCTTTACCAACTGATGCAAGACTTATTCGTTATAAGGTAGATGGTAAGGATTATCTTGATGTCACGAGATCTGCCAAAGCATCAAATATATTTGATTTATACTTTGATACCTATGGTATGGGTGCTATTCAGTCGATTGATTATGGTAAAGGAACTATTTCACCCGGTCAGTGGGGATACAAGTCCTCATCAGACTCTAAAAAGAAAAAGCGAAGATAATTCCAAAATATCGCGAAAAAATATTCGGGCCATTTTTTGACCTGTAGGATTTTTTAAATTTTGTTTAAGAACCCATTATTTAGACATTAAATATTTCATTTTGTGTGTTGATTCTAAAAAAATTATTAAATTGTAACACAATTTACAAATTAACTTGCATATATACTTTGAATGTGTTAATATAAACACATCGTTCATCCCATGCCATTACTTTTTTACCTATCTTTATTGGCATCACACGAACCAGTCCATTGGACTATCAAGTGTGAATCGTGGTCAGAACTTGTAGCAGAGGTTAGAGCAGATGAAAATCTACCCGAACCTAATAAGCAAGATCTGATTAACTACTTCGCCACAAAGTTAGAAGGAGAATGTGATGAATTGGGACGCAAGTAAGCCGACACGGAACGGGTTCGTTCATCCCGAAAGGGACGCAAATGCCGACTGAAGGAACGGGATTAAAAACCCCTACTACTACAGGAGAAAACCGATGGCCAAAGTCACATACCGTGGAGTCCAGTACGACTCTGAGGAGTACAACGCAAAAGTGCTTGCGGAAGCAGCACAGCGTAACAGACACGATCTAATGTATCGTGGTCTCAACGTCAAGAAGAAGGTTGGGATGTCATAATGATGGAAGTTATAGAAATCACTCTCGCGAGCATGATTTTTCTGACCATCATCTACGCTGAGACAAAAATCCTTTACGGTAAAGGATAGATCAGATGTGTAAACTAAGGGGGTTGACAACCTCCTTTTTTATTGCTATATTATATTTGTTGGACGCAACATGGGAGTGACTGAATAAACTTACTGGCAACCGCTGGTTAAGGTGATGAGAC